AGACATATTTCGTATATTCCCCAATAACGACGGACTGGCCCTAACTGGCCACAACCAGCCAAGACTAGAAACGACCACTCACAGCGGTCACCAATCGGCTGCAACCGAAATTGGGTACTTTGCTAATGAGGTGTTGGGCGTGGACTTAATGCCATGGCAACTACATGTTTTGCATGGAATTACGGCAAAAGAAGCAAACGGGGATTGGTTGCACCGGGTTAACTTAATTTCGGTTGCGCGTCAAAATGGTAAGACAACTATGAACGCCGCTTACCTTGGCTGGTTTTTAGCAACCCAAGGCAAGGAAAGAGGCAAACCAGTAACGGTAATTAGTACCGCGCACAAACTTGACCTTGCAACCGCTTTCTTTTCGTACTTGGCCCCAATTTTGTCAGACCGTTTCGGCGCCGAAATTAGTTGGTCTTATGGTAGGCAAAAACTTGTTATGCCCGACGGGTCAACGTGGCACGTTCGAGCAGCAACCCCAGCAGCGGGTCACGGCTACTCATGTGATCTCATCATTGCCGACGAAGTGTTTGACATTAGCCAAGCCGCAATTGACGAAGGTTTACTACCTAGCCAACGCGCAAAAAAGAACCCTAGTTTTCTTATGACGTCAACCGCGGGCACGCAAGAAAGTACGGCCATGCTTCGCTGGCGCGATCAGGGTTTGCGCGCAATTGACAGCGGCGAACAAACAAGCCTTTACTTTGCCGAATATAGCCCGCCACCAATTGACCCAATGACACCCGAAGCATGGGCTTACGCCAACCCAGCATTAGGGCACACCCTTGACCTAAAAACAATTCATTCCGAAGCCGAAAGCCCCAACCGCATAGCGTTTCTACGTGCGTCAGTAAACCTATGGCAGGCCCACACAACCGCATGGTTAGAGCCGGGCGTATTTGAGGCGTTAGCAACCGATCAACCAGCGCCACCGGGCGGGGTGCTAGCAATTGAAATAGCCGTAGACGAAAGCACGTATACCGCTGTGCGCGCCGTCCAAGTAGGCAACAAAACTTATGTAAAAATAGCGTTCGTGGCGCGAACCATTGCCGAACTATGGGCCAAGGTGGAAACCGAAATAGCGTTAAACCCAAACCTACGACTTGCCATAGTGCCAGCGTTAGAAAACCATTGCCCGCCACAACACGAACGCCGCCGCACAATCGTTGGCTACAAAGAATTATTGAAATGGACTAGCGCCGTTAGGGCCATGATCTTAGAAAACCGCATAACCCACAACAACGAAAACTTGTTAAACAGTCATGTAAACCGCGCCGTTTTAATTAAACACCAAGGCAGCGTTGCGGTGTCAAGCACACGTTCACCCGGGCCTATTGAAGCATGTCGTTGCATGATTTGGGCGGCCGCGCTGGCGTCACGTCCACAACTAATTGGCAAACCCGTAATTGTTAGCGGTTTACAGTAAAGTTGTTTTGGCACTAGTTGGCTCGCTTTCCGTCGGGGATTGTCGGCGCTGACTAGTGCCACCAAAACCCGGCAGATTGTGACAAACTAAAAACATGGGCATTTTTACTAGCAAACCCGAACCAGCAAAAACCGTTAAAGCCGCCGCCGGTGGCAACGCTGGCGCGTCGCAAATTAACAACTTTTATGCCTATGTCGAGGGCGATCAACGCGCCCGTTTTATGCAGGTACCAACGCTTAGCCGTGCCCGCGATCTCATGGCAAGCGTTATTGGTTGTTTGCCATTAGTCATGTTTAAAGAAATGTGGAACGGCGACGAAATGGAACGCGTACCCGAAGCGCCGCGTAGTTGGTTGCGTCGCATTGACAAGGGCGTAACAAATAACTTCATACTTTCGTGGACTTTTGACGACTTGCTGTTTTACGGTTCGGCCTACTGGTTTGTCACGGAACGTAGCGCTGACGGCTACCCCATGAATTTTACGCGTCTACCTGCCGCAATGATTACCTTGCAGGATCAACAATCCTCGGTCAGGTTTGGCCCGTCAAAACAAATTTTGTTTAACGGTTTGCCAATAGATTACAAAGACGTAATTCAATTTATGTCGCCAGTACAGGGTCTTATTTACACTGGTTACACGTCAATTAACACCGCGCTTAAACTAGAGCAGGCCCGTAACCGAAACAGTTTGTCAACCATGCCAGCCACGACTTTGCGGCAGGTTGGTGGCGAACCCATGAGCGCGCAAGAACTTAGCGACATGGCAGCCGCCTACGATCACGCAAGATTGAATTCAGCGACGTGCGCGGTAAACGAATTTGTAGAGGTAATCCCAAACACCGCAACACCCGACAAAATGCTTTTAATTGACGCAGCCGAATACCAGTCAAAAGAGATCGCAAGGCTCGCAAACGTTCCCGCGTACCTCGTTTCCGTGAGCATTGGAAATTACAGTTACGTTTCAAGTAGCGAAGCGTCGCGCGACCTTTACACGTTCGGCGTAAAACCGTACATAGATTGCATACAAGAAACACTTAGCGCGGATAACGTCCTACCGCGTGGCACCGGTGTTATGTTTGACATTGAAAGTTACTTAGCAAACGAATACAACACCGAGGTTTACGTTGAGGAAACGCCCGAGGAAATGAGGCAAGCAAATGCTTAGGTTGACCCCACAAGAATTAAATTTAGACGCCGCAAAAGGTGACGCGCTGCCACGTCGCACCCTTGCTGGCGTCGCACTCGAATACAACGTTGACGCCGTAGTTTCTGACGGCCAAATGGTTAGGTTTTTGCCCGGCTCGCTACCTCTTGAAGGTAAAAAACCAAAAATGTACCTTTACCACGACAGCACCCAGCCAATCGGCGTCGTTACCGAACGCACCGAAGTAGGCAACTTTGTAATGTTTGAAGCCAAAATTAGCGAAACCGTTTTAGGTAACGAAAGTTTGCAACTAGCAAAAGACGGCGTTTTAGACAGCCTTTCCGTTGGGGTGCAACCCGTTGAATTTAGTTTTGACGAAGCCGGCACCATGATTGTTAGCAAGGCTGATTGGCAGGAATTGTCGCTTTTGCCCTATGGCGCATTTGAGGCCGCCAAGGTTGAGCGCGTCGCTGCCAGTATCCACCAAAACGAACCCGAAGTAGAGTTAAATAAAGAACAAGACCAAGAAAAGGAAGTAACCGAAATGTCAAACGAAATTGAAGCACCAGCAGTAATCGAAGCGTCAGCCGTGCAACCGATTTACGCACAGGCCCGCAAGTTGCGCTTGCCATCACCTAGCGAATACATCGCTTCATTTGTGCGCGGTGGTGCAGACTTTGCACAACTAAACGCAAACATTAACAGCGCAATGGTGCAAGCAGCACCGGGCGTTGCACCGGACATTAACACCGAAAGTACGCCCGGTATCCTTCCTGAAATCATCACCGGCAGCGTGTACGACTCGCTAAACCCAGTGCGCCCTTTCGTGTCGGCAATCGGTACCCGCGCAATGCCACAAAGTGGCGCAACTTTCCGTCGTCCAAAAATTGGTACGCGCCCAGTAGTAACACAGCAGCCAACAGGCCAGTTGACAGCGCTCGACCCGTCAACCGTTACCGTTACAAACAACGACATTTCAAAATTGACTTTTGGAACGTACGTCACTTTGTCGGAACAAGACCTCGACTGGACAGACCCAAATTCGCTCAACATCGTCATCAATCAGTTAGCAATCGCCTACGGACAGGCCACGGACAATTACGCAGTTGACACCATGGTTAGCGGTGTAACACAATCCGAAACCGTTGCTGACTTGTCATCGCCAGCCGACTTCATTGAAGCGATCTACGGCGCTGCATACCAAATCAGCAACAGCAGCAACTACCTACCAACCCATTATTTCGTCAGTCCAATCACATGGGCGAAATTGGGCATGCTCACCACGTCAACGGGCCAGCCAGTATTCCCATACGTCGGCGCACCAAACCTTATTGGTCAAAACGCGTTTGGCAATTCGGCTGCAACATCATGGAACGGCAACCCATTGGGTCTTGTCCTTGTCGTTGACAAGAACATGGCTGGCGGTACCGGTTCGGGCGCTTTGCAAGGTGTCGTAGGACATGCAGCAGGCGCAGCAGCAGGCTTCGAATTCTACGAACAGCAAAAGGGCGCGATCTCAATTGACGTACCAAGCACCCTTGGCCGAACGATTGCTTTCCGTGGCTACGCAGCCGCGTTCATGGCAGACGCAACCAAGTTCGTAAAACTTCTTAAGTCATAATTTCCGAAAGGTAGGCCGTCATGGCCGTCTATTCGGTCTCACAAAAGTACATAGTTGACAACTACGCGGTTGTCGTACTACTTACAAACGCAGACCCGTTAGAGGTTGGTCAGTCTTTTACCCTTGCGGGTGTAGACGCAACCTTTAACGGTTCTTACACAGTCCACGCGCTACCACCGTTTCGGTTTTTAGGCGTTGACGAATACGGGTTCTTTTTGTATGACCCCGAGCAGCCAATCCAACATCAAGTGTTGTTTGCTAAGACCGCGGACAATGTCATTATTAGCCCGGCTACTGGCACCCTTACAACAACACCTACTTGCACATGGATAACCGCCGATAGTCAAGTTGAGGATTGGTTAGGAATAGGAACAGCCACCGCTGCCGATCAAACGTTTATTACCCAATGTCGCTTGGCTTCAAACGAGTTTTGTTTTCGCCGACGACAAGAGGCAAATTATCGCGACAGCCTGACCACGGTTCCTAATGCTTCCGTGCTTTTAGGTGCCGTTGCTTATGCAGGCTTTTTGTACCGTCAACGCGGTGCAGTAACCGACTTTGCAGGCTTTGACGGTTTAGCCGCTGGCGGGTCTATGGGCCTTAGCCCGATGATTAAGCAATTGTTGGGCATTGACAGGCCCGCGGTGTTTTAATGCCTGTTGCATACACCGACTTATTCAACGAGGCCTTAGACGACCTTACAGCCACGTTACAGACCGTTACAGGGTTGCAGGTAGTCAACGACCCGCGCAACATTGTGCCGCCATGCGCTTTTATTGACGCCCCATCATTTGAAGCGTTTAACTACAACATCGTAAAGATCACGTTTCCCGTGCGCCTAATTACCCTTGGCCCGGGCAACCTTGACGCGCAACGTTCGCTAATGAACATGGCCGCAAAAGTGTTAGGCAAAAATGTGGCAGTAACCAGCGGCCGCCCAACCATTGCCATAATCGGTGGTAGTGAATTAGCGGCGTATGATCTCACTATTGAAATGCAAGCCCAAACGTCCTAAGGCGGTTACATGTACTACATCATTAAAAGCCCTCGAATAGGTGAAGTGGGCACAGAGTACGAACCGAAGCCGGGCACAAACGTACCCGCGCTTTTGTGGGGCGGTTTTATTGCCGAAATAAACGACGAGCAACCCGACGAAGTATCCACACCCGCACCAAAAAAAGGTGCTAAAAATAAGAAAGCAACGAAAGAGAGTTAAACACCATGGCAACAAGCACCTACCTAGCAACCCCGGGCGTTTCGGTAAACAGCGTTTCGCTAACCGACCAATGCACCGCAGCCGTATTTACGCACCGTTTTGACCAGTTGGAAAACACCACTTTTGGTCAGACGTCGCGCCAGTACCAAGCAGGATTGGGCAACCACGAAGTCACCCTTACCCTTTACCAGTCCTACGCAGCAAGCGAGACCTACGCAACTTTGGCCGCACTTGTTGGCAACAGCGACATTGACGTAGTGGTAGACGCAGCAGGGGAACTCTTTACCCTAACTAATTGCGCGTTGCTTGAAATGCCAGTTGTTAACGCCGCTTTGGGCGAACTTTCTACCATCGACATTACGTTTGTTGGTGGCACTTACAGCGTTGCATAAATAGCGCCGAACAATCGGCCCGACACGAAAGAAGGCACACATGCAATTAACCCTTCAAGTAACCAACCATGAAGGCACACACCAAGTAAGCACAAACCTTTTTACCATTGTGCTATGGGAACGCCGTTTTAAGCGCAAAGCTGCCGACATGGCAAACGGCATTGGTGTAGAGGACCTTTTATTTTTGGCATGGGAAGCAAGCAAACAAAACAAAATTGTTGTGCCGTCCGAATTTGACACCTACTGCAAACAAGTAACCAACGTCGAGGTAATAGACCAAGAGGCCCAAAACCCTACCCAAGCGGCACCTACCGCCGGCAATTAGCCGAACTGTTAGTTGCGACAGGGTGGGCGCCGCATTGGTACGCGCAAGTGTTTGACACGCAAGACTTATTAACGGTGGCTAAAGTGCTAGGGGAACGAAACAAAAGGTAACCGGCATGGCCCAACAGGTTTTACAAATTCAAGGTATCCAAGAAGCCTTAGCCGATTTACACAAAATTGACCCGTCCTACAGGCGCCGAATTACCAAGCGCATTAGCAATTCAGGCCAACGCATGTTGGTTGAAGCCCGCAGCATGGTTGCCCATTTTGACAACAGCAAAGGCAACGGCGCCCCGCTTTCCGGCATGGTTCGAGGCAACCTAGTAAAAGGCCGCGAAACCAGTTGGCGAACCGATCAAGTACAAGCTGGCTACAAAATTAAGGTAGGTGTACGCCCAAGCCGTGAGCGATACGTGAACTTTGACCGCGGCGGTTACACCCAACAAGTCGTATTTGGTGCCAAGCCATATCGGCTTATGGTTGTGCAATCCAATGACCCTGCCGGCG